TTTGGCCTTGTTTTTCTGCAATGCCTGAAAATGCCTGATCTGACGTTTTTGTTAAATCACCTATTTGTTCATCAAGTGATTCTCTTTTTCCTGTTCTTGCATTTATGTCTCCTTGGAGACTAAATTGCTCATTTATAAGATCATCTAAAGTTTTAGTAACTTTTTTAATTCTGCCTCTGAGTTCTTTTGCTCTTTCTGAATCTTCCGGTCCTTTTAATGTGTTAAGTTCTTTTTGAAGTTCACTTTTTAAATTTAAACCGTTTTCTATTTGTTTATCTTTAGAATCAAAAGCTCTTTGATTAGTAATTAACCTGTCCTTTAATCCTTGTTTCTCCATTGCGATTTGTCTCGCAAGTATCCCGCTACCGGATTTCAAAGCACTAGCTTCGTCTTGTTTGGTTCTTACTTGTTTTTGAATCCCTTCTGCTTTTTTTCTAAAACGATTAGCATCTCCCAAACGATCCGCACGGATCTCAGGTGCTTCCGGGCCAATGTTTAAAATAGAATCATCCCGGCTAAAGAAGCCTTGATTGTCATATGCCTGCAAAGCCGCATCACGCTTTGCCTGCATTTCTTGAATTTTTTTTGATTGTTTTTCGTATCCTTTAGACCCGACTTTGAATGAATCAAGTTCCTTTCGGGCAAGTCCCATATCCCGGTCAAAAATTTCTTTTGCCTGATCACGAGTTTGTTTTTTGTCCTCTCTTGATCGATTAATTGCACCGCCTACAGCATCACCAAATTGATCAAGTATCTTCATTGATCTTTGCTGTTTAGCAAGCATTGCTTGCAATAAACCCTGACCACCTTGAGCAATAGCACGATTTACTTGATCGAATGAGCCTTGTGGTAGTAACCCTGCGGAATAATCAACTTGTGGAAGTGCCATAGTGCCTTATGCGGGAACGGTTTTTCTGTATTTGTAAGCGCAGAAATTTATTTGTTTTGTGAAGAATTGAGATAAATTATCTGCATCGTTGTAATCATTTGCGCCGTACGATTCACGACTAAGGTCAATAACGCAGTCGCAGATTTCAACATGTACAGCGGGATTCATGTACGGTTCTAGTTCACGGTGTTTTCCAAAACATAAAAACCACATTCCACGAATTTGATTCGTAGTATGATCCCCACTGAAACGGGGCTTTTCAGGTGTGGTGCATCCTATTAAAAACAAAGTTAGAAATAGGATGCTTATATTCTTAGTCATTATGCCATTCCGGGTATTGGAATTGGACTGCTTTGAAATTTAGATGCCGTAGTTGCAACAGCGAGAGCATTATCAAGTGCCGAAGGTTGAGCCGCTTGAAGTTGTGCATTTGTCATTGCCGCTTGTTGCTGTCCTGTCATTGCGGCAAGTCGAGCTTGTTGCTGTGCGTTCTGTCGAGCAACTGCATCTTGTAATCGTGCAGTCAAAAAGCCTGCGGCTTGATTTGCAAATCCTGCTTCTTGACCTAACATGCCTGACTGCATCCCCAATGCACCTAACTGCTTGTCAACAGTTCCTTGATCAATGCCAAACCGCTTCATAATTGCATCTGTCATCTGTCCGGTCATCCCGGCTTGTGTCTGCAACGCACCGATTTGTTGTCCTGTCAGTCCTGTTTGTTGTGCAACTAACGATTGATCTCTTCCTAAAGAAGCACCTAACTGATTCGCAAGATCTCTTCGACCTGCGGCTAACTGATTCAAAAGACCGGACTGCAAATTGACATTTGCTTGACCACGTTGCTGACCTATTGAATATGCTCTTAATTGATCTTGAGATGCGCCTTCAACATCTTGAGCCGCTAAGTTTGCTTCCAAAGCCGCCATAGCTTGTGGGCTATTGTTTCCGCTTTGCGCCATATTCCTTCGCATCCGCTCTCTTGCTGCTTCCTGAGATGACCGCCTTGACATCTCAAGTTCACCTTGAGCGACAGCGGTTTCTTTTGCGAAAGGATCACCTCCTGCTAGACGTTCTTGAAGATCCTGCAACTTCCCGTATGTCCCGCTTAAACCGGACATTTCTGTTTGCAGTCCTTCACGCATCTTTGCTGATTCATTCTGAAGACTTCCTAATGAAGCATACTGAGAACCGAATTGCCCCATATCATCTTCTTTCGTTGGGTCACCAAAAGCTAAAGTCCCAACTCCGCTTCGCAAAGCATTCAAGCCTGACTGAACCCCTGCTAATCCTGTTCCTTGTTCCGCATCACCTACCGCTGTTGTTTGTGCAGTCCCGTATCCTTGTGAAATGCCGGGGATCTGATTTCTCAAACCGGAAGCTTGTTGCATAAATCCACCGGAATACTCCCCTGTTTTTTCGTTTAGCTTTCCTCGAAAAAGATCTTGAAATCCTGAAAACTGATTAACTAGATTTTGACGATCCTTCATCGCCGCATCGTATTCACCTTTTACAAATCCGTATGCACCTGCGCTAGGTGCATCGACTTGTGGTGCATCAGGAGATCCGAAGATAGGATCAAGAACTTTATTTAAAAGTCCTCCACTGCCACCGCCAAAAATATTACAAATATTCTTATTGCCTTTTGGTGTAGATTCGCAATCCCAAGGTGTAGATAAATTTAATAAAAATTGTTCACTCATATTAACTCATCGGTTGCTGTGGTTGTTCTGTATCAAGTAATGTTTGATCTGTTTCAAATAATGCAATATCTCCGTCACCGCTTGTTTGCATGTATTGCAGTACATTACCGTTAGAATCTGAAGGGAAGTAATCTTTTAAAGTTGCGTATCCTCCGTCTTGCGGAATCTTTACTTGAGGTAAGTTTCTATCTACGATCTTACGTCCATCTAAATAGATAGCAAGGTTTACATCCCCACGATAAGTAATCTGATATTCACTGTGCCTTCGAATGCCTTTGTTAAATTTTGCAGGCAATGCAATCGGTCTTACACTAATGATGTTTCCGTTTTGAGTATTCGTTAGTGTTTGCGACACATGCGGGATGTATCCGTATGATAAAGCAGGAAAGTAAATCTTTCTTGTATCTTGTGTTCTTCCTTCTCTTACTGACAAATCAATGAAGTTGTTCAAACTATTTTCAGGTTTCTTAGTAACCTGATCGACAAAAAGATTACATCGTACGGTTCCTTTAAAAGCGATTTCATAGTATTGAAACAATTGCTGTACACTAAATTGATCTTCTGCAACTCCAACAAATTGATGTCTTAGTTCACTTGCAGATGTTGATTGCAATTGTGCAACAAAACCTATCGCTGTTTCCGGTAATGCAAGTATTCTTGTTTCCCGAAATGTATTGTTAGGTAATGTTAGTGAAGAAATAACAGAAGCCCCGTCAACAGTGACAGAAATAACAGGTGACCCGATGTACTCAATAACCAATAATTGAAATACTTGTCTTTTCCTAATCATCAGAAAATCTCCTGAACTTCTTCTACGACTAACAATCTTTTTTCCAACAATGTGACTCTTGCTTCTAAAGCTCTTACGTTTTGTATAAACTGCCTAAACGTGTCACGTTGCCGCTCATCGTCAAACTCAAAGAGTATTTCAGGGTCAGCAATAATCTCACCTGTGTTTCTTTTTATCTCACCTATGTAACCCTTCATATTGCTTCTGTATTATATTTTACGTTTAAAATTTTGTTTGTTTCATCTGAAACTGCAATTAAATGAGGAACATATCCTTCAGTCATTGCAGGAAAATACAAAGTTGATGTGTTTGTTTTGTTTATATTTGTTTGTGTTAAAACCGTAGAAGGAATTTCCGGGTTTTGATTGTTGTCTATTTTTACTTCGACACTAGGACTTCCGGTGTAATAAACCTCAACAGAATCAAACCTTTGTCTTTGTAAATTTTGAATCGGATTTATACTTGCAGAAACACTTTGTAATGTTCCTTCACACTGTTCAAATCTTACAGAAAAACGATTACCAAACAAACTAGCAGAAGGATAAAGGGTTCTATTAAAGTTTGATATTGCATTATTAAATGTAAAAGTTTCGACAACCTCATCGTCTGCAAATATTTGAATTGTTCCTTTAAAATTTTCACCAACAATTGCAATACTGTCTAAATATTTTTCAATATCAATATTGCCTAGATCAAAATCACGAGTTCTTAAATTAAATTTTAAATCAGAACCTCCACCGATAAATCCGTCAGTGCTATATAATTTATTTGTCAAACCACGATAAAACAGATTACTTGCATTGATATCTGTTTTAGAAATTTTGGTACTGCCGTATTTAAAATCTACTCTGTAGCCTGTTCCTGTTTTCCCTAGTAAATAGTAAACATCTTCAAGTACACCGCCTGAGTTGTTAATCGGAGTGTTATCAGGCAAAGTAAATTGATCTAAGGTCGGTAGTGTTAAAACTTGAACATCCTTACCGTTGAATATTGATATTCCTGACTGAGATTTAAAAACAAGATTGTCTCTTAGGTTAGCAACGCACTTGTCTAAACCTTCCGGGCAACCTTCTGTAGTCGGGACTTTGACTTTACGCATTTGATTGTGTGCGTTTCCGTACACACGGTGCATCCCAAACTCTGTAAAAACCACACACTCACCACCACGAGAAGCGAGTGCCGTGATGTTTGAGTCAAAATCAATGAATCCGTCTAAAGGCCAATTGTTTGGTCTGCCGAATGCTGTGACATGCAATCTTTTTTTGACTGCACCAAAAAGAAAATTGTTTACCTCAACGATATGCTTCAATCCGGTAGGCGGTAGTGCATTGTCAGTAATCGGTTCGATATCAACTAGATTCCTGTCGGGCTGAAAGTCAATAAGATTGACATAAGAAATAAGTTCGTTTGTGCTTGAATCATCCACATTGACTGCACCGCCACGATCTCCGATTAAATTATAAACCCTGTCATCTCCCTCTTCTGTGTCTTTGATATAAAAAATAACATCTAAGTAATGATCGTTATTTCCGTTTGAAGATACTGAAAATGAAGTGCCGCTAAAGAATACTTCTTTTGTTAAAAAACTTTCGTTTGCAACATAACTGCTTCCTTCTGAATATCTTGTGGGAGGACTTCCGTAGACTAATACTCGTGCGTATACCGTTCCTACTGAAGGTTTGTTTGCAATTGTAAATGTAACTGTTGCGGCATTTGTTGTTGCTGTGACATGAAAATTACTTTGATAAAAAAAGTTGTATGCTTTTTTAAGAATCGCAGAAGTTCCACCTATTCGGTAAGCCGTGTATTTCCCGTCATCAAGTGATCCTGAAATTAATTTAACATTAGATCCCGCACTTGATGTTGCGACATTGGTTCCACCGTACGATGTAGAAAATTTGAAAGTACTTGAGTTTGGGACTTCTGTAACAAAATAATCAGTGCCTTCTGCCATTCCGGTAGGAATCGTGCTTGCCGTGAACTGAATGCGATCTCCCGCCTTTAATCCGTGTCCTGCAAGAGTCACCACTGCGGGATTTGCAGATGACACGGTTACCCCTCTTGAGTTTCTAAAATTTACAAATACAGGGACATCATTGTAATAAAGATTTACTGCCGACTGTGCTTGACTCAAATCACTCAAAGCAGACATTCCTGATTCTGCTAAAGTTAAATCATCATACTTTGCAAGTCCGTATCGAAATACTACAGGTGGAGTATTTTGAACCCACGCAACCGAATGCCCGAAATCTCTAAAACTTGCTTGATCTCCGGGATTAGGTTGAAAAACTTCAAAACCGATTTGTGGCGTATCTAAACCTAGTTTTGTAACAACAGAAGTGTTTCCGTCTATGATTCTTACCGGGGTTGCCCTAATAGTAACTGTTTCATTTGTTAACTGACTCCCGTTGGTAGTTTGCCTTGTCAAAGTCACTGTATTTGCCGCAGTGTTAATTGACCTTATTTTTGTGTCACTGTCGGTAAATGACGTTATTAATTCATCACCTTCAATGATTTTAAAAATATCAGAAGATGATAATGTGATAGATAGAGTATTTGCATATACCGTAGTTGCTGTAATTTCAAAATCTTCTCTTGCAATATAAGTATCTTCTGCATACTCAATAAACGATTGAGAACCGTGTAGTCCTCTAATTGAATCCTGCACTGTTAACGTCTGACCTGATGCGACTGTTAAGGTTACATTTTGATTCACCGTCAAAGGTGTACCAAATGTTGCAGACGAACTGATTGTTGTATCTGTCGTGTAAACTTGAATCGGGACTGACTGACCGCCTACACCGTCTGCACCAACCCAAGTATTACCTGCTTCATAAAAAAATGAAGACCCGCCACCTTCTCCACCGATGCCTTTGTACTGCCTAACATCGCCGTATGAGAAGTCGCAGTTCAATGCTTCCTGAACTGCATTGTCAGGAATTTTATGTGCAGGAAATCGGGTGTTTAAACCGCCTGCAAAACTAGTCTGAGTTTCAACAGGCATTAGAATTTAATGATGAAATGTATTGCTAAGTAAGGATTTAAAATTGACATCGGGTTTGTTTCCGATGCGCCTACATTAGCTGACGATGCCGTATGCGTATGACCGGAATCTGTGACATTTGTTGTTGCAGGTTCCACCACCGGATCTTGAGTAGTGTCATTCCACGCACTCCAATATGTCATATTGCCGGGGCTGACGGACTGAGTTGCAACTGAGGTGTCAGATGTTTCCCAAACTGTTCCACCCGGAGAACCTGAAGGAATGCTGTTTGTTGAAACTGCATCGTAATTATAACCTGTACTAACTCTAGTTGTTTTATTCCAATCAGATCCTGCCATTTGACCTAAACCATCATCACCCGGAAAGTTGTGATGATGATCTAGTCCACCGTGAGCATGAACCATTTGACTATCATCAATTGCATGTTGGTGAGCAGGGTTATTTAAATTAGCAGTTGCGCTTACTACTGTAATGTCGTGTAAATGTTGTGCTAATTCATCTTCAACAATCTTGTGATTCTCATGACCTCCTGAACCACCCAAACTAAAATTAGTCCCGTTTGATGTATAATTACCGGAAGAATTGTATTTGGTATTTGCTTGCTGACCTGTCCCGATAGGCATTCGTCCTTTAAAGTCAGGAAGCTTGACTGTATTGCCACTTGCAAAACTTTCTGTGCCTACGTTGCCATACAAACCTGCACCGGAAGTTCCTTTAATTATGTCAAATAAACTTCCGTATTCTGCATTTTCCAAAGTTGCCCCGGAGCCTACTTTGCCTATTGTTCTACCGTCACAAATCAGCCAACCCGTTGGAGCAGTTGGTGATGACCACATCCTTATCTCACCAACGATTCCACCCACAAAATTACTCCCGGTTACGCTTGCATTAAAGGTAACCGAATCGTTGGAATCACTACCGATAGTAGTGTTTCCTTGAACAGTAAGATTTTGTGTAAGTGTTAAAGTTTGAGCAGAAACGGTGTTTGCTGTGAGATCAGCAACTGTCGTGTTCCCGTTTTGGTCTAGCTGAAGGTTTGCCGTTCCGGTGTTACTTAAATGTGTAACTTGATTTGTTTTGACTGTAGACATAATTATGCATCGTACGATTCATTATTTAATCAACCCTTGTTCGTACTGCATTTTACCGTTGACTCTAGAAGCGGTTAAAACCGACTTCCGATTGTCCTTGATTTTATAAGCGCAGTGAATCCAACCGGAGTTGTTAACACCGCTTCCCCCGCCCTGACCTTCGGGCAAGTCTGCATCTTTTGTGTAGCATTCAAGAATTAATTGATCGAAATCAAGATTCTCAGATATCCACACTGCAAGATCATAGTTTCCTATTGATCCGATGCATTCAAAATCTGCCGCCGCAACAAGATCAGGACCGTTTGCACAATGCGCTGATGTCGATTTGCTACCTACTGCTTCCGACAATTGAGCGCACCGAAACCCGGAACTGACGGTCACGATCCCGTGAACATTTCTTACCTTTTGTAAAATATTTTCACAAAGGTTAGTAAGCCTAACAACCTGTTCCGTGTTAGGCTCATTTTTAATCCCTAACCTTTCAGCGGTCTGCGATTTAGTTAGTTCCGCAAGACTGAAGTTTTGGGTTAGTTTCATCAGCCGAACATGTCCTTTAATGAACGAAAACTATTATCCGTCATCTTGTCGATACTTTCGTCAAGTTCTTTTTGCGTGTCTTCATCTAAATGTTTAGTAATTTCATCAAGCACATGAGTCTTCATTAAATTTTGAGCCTCGCTTGCAACTAAACCTTGAATTGCATTAACTAAAATTCCTACTAGCATGTTTATCCTTTATTAGGTTTGTGGAACAATTTCCTTCTTTTCTTCTTTTTCATCAATTGGTTCGGGTGGCAAATCTGTTGATTTTGGCTCATCATGACTTACTTCAAACCAATGCTTACCTAGCATACCTATAATAGGTAAGAAGGCTCCAAATGCTAGGTTAATCAGGTCTTTACTTGATTGTGCCAATTCATCAGGTTTGTTTACCATAGTAAACACTAACCAACCAAATAAACCAAAAGCAAGTAAACTGATTAAAAACCTAGCCCAAAATCTTAATTTCATTAATTGAATATGTGGGTCATCTTTCACTTTACCCCCATTTTTTATAGTCGTTTTTTCTGTGATTGTTTCCATTATCGATTCCTTATTATTGCTTCTGCCATACCTTTGATTTCCATTGCCAAGCGTTCATTTGTTTTTGCAATGTCTTTGTAGGCAATTGTTAAGTTGTTTAATGCACTTGCAACCTTTTCGCTTGATGCATTCTGTTCTTTCATTAAATCGATTAATCGTTCATCTGCTTTGCTGTCTTTTTGATTCCACTCTTTAATCTCTTCTCTATGAGCAAGTTGGCTTTTCCATATGTAAAACATACAACAACCAATAATTACCGCAGGTAAGCCAATTCTTTCGATTAATGAAACATAAGTATCAATTTCCATAATTGATTGCGGTTGAGGTTGTTGATATACAGGAAAATGATGATCCATTATGGTTTCTCAGGCCAAGTGATATTGTCAGGATCTGTTTGTGCCGGGACATCTCTCAAGGCTTGTCTAAAAGTAGACATCTCCGCACTCAAGGTCTGGTCTGACAAAGCTAAGTAATCCGTTTCTGCTAAACGTCTATTCCGATCCGCACGAATATTCTTCCACTTCTCTGCGGTTTGGTATGCGGTTAATGCCTCATCGTCTTTAACGATTTTAGATCCGTCCCACGTTAGGTGGTAGTACGTTCCGTCTAAGTCTGAGACTATATGACCACTTTGAGTGAAAGGGATTGTAATAGCGTTACCTTCATCATCCGTTGACTCATAACTCAGTGGTGCATCGGTTTCTACTATTTCATAATCTTCACCACTAAAATCGTAGATTTTATGTCCGTTTTCGTCTTCGGTAGTAACAGATTCCAGCCAAGTCCAGTATTCAGGTTTTGATAGACCTTTAGCGTTTCTTCTGCACTGCCATTCGGCTTCGTGGATAGCGATTACTTTTGTGTCTTTTATTGCTATAAACATTTAATTAAACTCTTGTAATTTGTATATAATTCATAGCGACATCAGCCGTAGATTTGCCAAACACCTGAACATAATCTCCACGATTTAAATTTGTTGAATATATATTTGTGGATGTGCCAATATCTTCTATGTTATACCCTCTGCTTACTTCTGCACCGTTGATATAAATTCTTGCTACATTAGGGTTAGCAGTATTTGTATAATTTCGTATATTAATCTCATATTGCCCTGAGACTAAACAAATAAAACGATCATACGCTATAGCAAAATCTTTGTTAAAATGATCTCTGCCTACTATACTTGTAGAAGTGCTTCCTCTAAATTCAGTATAAATATTTACTCCTCCGTCATCACTATGAGTTCCTGTTGGAGTTGCTGTTAATAATAAATTACCTATATAACTCGTATCCCTCGTTACCTCACCCCAAGTTTTACCATCTGGGCTACAAACTAAATTAGTCTGTTCCATATTACGATCCCCTCCGATTAGCTCATGTAAAAATTTGGATTCGAAGGATTGGTAGTGGGACGAAGTGTGGATTGGGGTGTGTATAGATATTTGATTTACGTATTCATATTGAGCAACATTTGTATGAGTAGAAGTTGTTTTTATAGTTTGCACACCTAATGGGACTGATGCCCCTGCAACCGCAGTCATGTAGTTGCCTGATGCTGTACCATTATTTCTAGTTACAGTACCATTAGTCGCAACAGCACCGCTAGATCCTGCTGAATTACTAGCTCTTGTATAATTTGTTAAATCTGTAGTACCATCCTGTCCTGCGGTAATCTGGTATGTCCCCGGCAATTCATTATTAGCTTGAAACCAATTTACTGAAAAACTATTACCAAAACAGACTAATTCCCTAGTGGCTACAAGCCCATTACTATTACCAACCCAATACGAATCACCAAAACGTGCGCTTGCTGGGTCAGGCAAAAATGGATTCGTTTGTTGAGTTCCAGATGGGTGATTATAGAGCATATCCCTACCAGCAGAACAGGCCCTTACGCCCTTTGATATATAGTCTAGCCCCGCACTTGTTTGAGGAACAAAATCAGCCATAAGCATATAGTCGCATAACACTACAGCATCTTCAGGGATTAGGGGTTTTTTGGGTTGGTGGAAGGTGACTTCTAGTACCTCTCCGAAATTTGTTTCAGAAGAAGTAAATATAGAAACTCCATCTAATGAGTAAACCGATTTACCATTACTATCTCTAACAATTTTTAATATATGAGTCCCATAAGGAAGGTTCTGTGCTATTGTCCTTGTTCCAAAAAATTCGTCACCAGAAACTGTTATCCCTGTCCCAATAAACGTTATGTATATAAAATCGTCTCCACTCCATAATGTAAGAGATCGATGACTAACATTTCGTTCTATATCATCAGAAGAAAAACTAGTTAAGCCATCATCCATAACATAGGCAATTGCGTCATTACCACTAAGCATACTTGCATCTGCATAAGTGGCCCCTGTCCCACCATTGGCACTTCCGTTTCCAAACTCACGAGCATAGAAAGTCTTGGCTACTTCATGCAGATTGTCTTCGTTTACGTCTGTAGTGTGTGCTTCAAAAGTGGGGTAAAACGTGTCATTAGATGCTGAAGCATTTGCCTTTGCAGTACCATTAGTAAGTGATGACGAATCAGCAATACTTTTTGCATTAGGTGGCATACAAGTAACTGATGTTTTTATAGTGCCGTTTTCGTCCACCCACTTGATTACTCTCATGCCATTGTAAGGCCGATAGTAATTACTAGAATGCAACCATTTATCTAATCCTAAACTGGTTGCAGTATCTACATAAGAAGAGACAGAAGAACCAGAGGTAAACCCATTAAAAGGGTCGTAGTGCGGAGTCCCAGAAACAGTAAACTTCTTCCCATAACTCACCACATTCTGACTAGGGATCTGTATCTTTGATCGGTTTGCGGTTGATGTAGTGTCTTGGGCGATTAGTTCGATGCCGTAAAAATGGAAGTATTGGTTTGTATTTATAAAAGTTAGTCTTATGGTATGTAATCCTAAATTAACTCCTGTAATTGGAATGTTTACTAAAGAATCACCATCTACATATCTACCCTGTAATGGCGTTGCAACACTGGTATTATGGTCGCTGAAATTTGATATATTTTCTACACCATCAACTAATACTTTTAAGTTTTTCCTATTAGTAGATGTGAATGTTGATACATTGATCGAATTAAAATATCCAGTAACCTCTAAAAATGAATTGCCTGTGTCTGAAGTTGAATTCCATCTAATACGTTGACCAGAATCATCATAACGTTCTTCAAAACCTCCGTCTGCATCCACCAATCTAATCCATTCTCTACCATCTACACTGTAAACATTACTTCCATGAGTAGCAGTCTCTTGTTCTAGTAATTGTCCAGACTTAAACTTGTGCCTCTGACTCCCAAAATGCCCACCGATTCGTGGATCTTTGATGGGTTTACTGCCAGCAATATTGGTGTAGTAATATTTCCGTCCGTCTGCCTGTTCTGTACCAAATGCACCTGAATGATTAGTAGTACCATCTAGCAGTTTATTTGCTGTACCAGATGCAACATAAGAAGGATACAGAACCCCAGGAATGATGTGTGGTTCTCCCTGATACGCCAGCTTATCT